ATCGTTGATTCTTCCTGCGTAGAAGTCTTGAGGTCTCTTGACCAATATAGGTGGGATCCGAATCCAAACTTAATAAGAGAGAAACCGGTTCATGATTCTTCTTCTCACATGGCAGACGCATTAAGATACGCACTTTATAGTTTTGAAGAGAGCGCACCAACATTTTAAATCCAACGAAAAAATAATTCTTGACTTTCAACTAACCCGAATATATAATTTATAAAAATGGCAGAGTTAAAACGAGACCCGATTAAATACATCAGAGACCGGGCAAAGTCGAAGTATGAAAAAGGCAAAGAGTGTAGAATTTGCGGTGCAAAAATAAAACTCGACTTCCATCATTTCTATACGCTTGCTCCACTTTTTCATAAATGGCTTAAAGAGAAACAAGCACTTCGTCCAGAACATTATACAGATGAGTATCTAATTATATGGAGAGACGAATTTATTGAAGATAACTGGGCTGAACTTTACGACGAAACAGTTACTCTTTGTCACACTCACCATTTAAAGCTACATAGTATCTACGGAAGAAATCCTGGATTACATACAGCAGAGAAGCAAAAACGCTGGGTAGAAATACAAAGAGAAAAATATGGCATGGTATGACTTCTGGAAACAGGAAAAATTAAACCCAGCACAAGAAGAGATTGTAGTTAGTCTCGAAGGCTCTGGTCCTATTGCTTCCAGAGAAATTCCTACTAATTATACCTCATACTATGAGTATTTGGAAGTTGTAAATCGTGGCGTCAACATGATCGTTGATGACACGGCAGAAATTCCTCTTCGAATAGGTGAACCGATTCAAGGAATGAATTCGGTTGTAAAAGGTATTAGAAGATCTAGACTTAACTTACTGTTAAATGTAGAGCCTAATCCTTTTCAAGATATTTCCTCTTTTAAGCGAAACCTCATAATCGATTATATACTCGATGGGAATATCTTCATCTATTTCGATGGGGCTGGTTTATATCATTTACCCGCATCTTATACGGACATAGATCCAGATAAGACTACTTACATTAATAAGTATACTTTTCAACGTAATATAGATTATAGTACAAACGAAATCATTCACATTAAAGAAAACTCTTTTCATAGCATATATAGAGGTACTAGTCGTTTAAGAGCTGCTCAGCGTGTAATGTCACAGCTTACTCGTATGCGCCAATTTCAAGACAATTTTTTCAAGAATGGAGCTGTCCCCGGCCTTATAATTAAATCACCTTCTGTAATTAGTGAAAAAAATAAAGAAAGAATGATTCAATCTTGGATGACTCGTTATCGCCCTGACGGAGGAGGAAGAAGACCTCTCATTTTAGATGGCGGAATGGATCTAGATGCTATCTCAAATGTTAATTTTCGAGAACTTGATTTCGAAGCCTCAATAGAGGGAGCGGAAAAAGAAATATTAAAAGTTTTAGGAGTACCTCCCCTTTTACTAGATTCGGGAAACAATGCAAATATCCGACCAAACCATAGACTTTATTATTTAGAAACAATATTGCCTATAATTGAAAAAATTAATAAAGCTATAGAAAGATTCTTTGGCTTTCACATTACCCCAGACATTAGTAATATCCCTGCACTTCAGCCAGAATTAAGAGACAGCGCAGCTTATTACTCTACTCTTGTTAATACGGGAATTATTACCCCTAATGAAGCTCGTGAAGCACTAAACTACGATGAGCAGTTTGGCGCAAGCGAACTAAGAGTACCTGCTAATATAGCTGGATCTGCTGCAAACCCTTCAGAAGGTGGAAGACCGTCTGAAGATAATATAGAGGAATAAAAATGACTAGAACCGAAATAGCGCTTACTGTTATTAAATATTTTCAACAACTAGGAAGAGTGCCCGCACGATCAGAATATATTGCACTAGGAACTAACGCCCCGATTCACTATAGAATTGTTATACGTAATTTTGGTTCCTGGCATCAAGCTATAAAAAGAATACAATTAAAACATCCCGAAGAATGGGAAAATATTTTTAATACTTCTAGTGTTTATACATTGGAACAAAATCCCAAGCCAGTTCTTGAACCGGCTTCGGATGAAGATCTCAGCCCTTTAGAGAAGCTGAGAGTGTCGACAGGAGAATCAAGTGAATAAAATTTTTCACATTGGCTCCACATTTAAGGCGTTTGAAGAAGGGGATGATCTTCATATCGCTGGTATGGCCAGTACGAATAGTACTGACCGTGTTGGAGACATAATTGAGACTGAAGCCTGGACAAAGGGCGGACTTCAAAATTATTTAAACAATCCCGTAATTCTTTTTAATCACGATTACAATCAGCCGATTGGCCGAGCAGTTCAGCTTGGTACTAACGATAATGGTCTGCAGTTAAAAGCAAAAATTGCTAAATCTGCTGGTCACGTAGGTGAATTAATTAAAGAAGGTGTCCTTGGAGCTTTTTCAGTCGGGTTTCGAGTCAAGGATGCGGAGTACATGACCGAAACCGATGGATATAAGATAAAGGACGCAGAATTACTGGAAGTTTCAGTAGTAACGGTTCCTGCTAACCAAGCTGCAACCTTTTCTCTTGCTAAATCTTTTAACTCAGAGTCTGAGTATGAAGAATTCAAGAAATCTTTCAAAACTATAGATTCCGTGGAAGAAAAGCATGTTATTAGTGTTCAGGAGACTGAAGACAAAGTAACTGTTGAGTTTGAAAAACATTCTGAAACCGAATCAATGCCTAAAGACTTATCACAAGTCGAAGTACAGGAGAAAACTATGAGTGATATCGATATCGATGCGATTGTGGCTGCTGCTGTCGAAAAGACCGCAACTGCAATGGCGATGAAAGACGCTGAGCGCAAGGCAGAAGAGCAAGCTAAAATGGAAGCAGAACAAAAAGCTGCTGCCGAAGCTGAAGCTCAAAAAGCCGCGCAAGAAGCCCAAATTGTAACCGCTGTTTCTAGTGGTGCAGAAAAATTAATGGCTGACGTTGAAGCTAAAATGGCTGCAAAAGATGCTGACTATGAAAAAATTATTGGCGAATTGAAGAATGAACTGATTGAAAAATCAGACGAAATTTCTAAAATTCGTGATAGCAAGCGTGTATTTGCTGATCGTGGCGAAGCAAAGTCTTTTGCTGAAGCCTATGAGAAAGACATTTGCGATGCGCACCTTCTTGGCGTAATTACTAAGAAGGGTTGGGATAATAAGCTTACTAAGCAGTTATTCGAAAAAGCCAGTCGTAATACAAATGCAGGCCTAACTGTTCCAGATACGTCCTCTGATGCTTTACAAGCTTTTGAAACTACTGTTTCTACTGCAATGGAGAGAGATGTAGAATTAGAATTGGTTTTGGATCCTCTTTTCCGAAAAATCCAAATGAATTCTGCTTCAATGGTAATGCCTACCATGCCTGATGCTGGCTATGCAGAGTGGGCAGCTAATGATACCTCTGGCGGTGCTTCTGGTGCCCCTTTTAAAGGTAATTTAGAAGGTCGTGACGATACTGTAGGTTCACCTTTCCCCGGCATGAGCATGGGTCGTAAAGTATTGACTGTAGAGCGTTTAATCTCTCGTTCCTATATTGCTAATGAAAGTGAAGAAGACGCAATTATTCCTGTTCTTCCTTTTATTCGTGAGTCAATGGTACGCTCACACGCACGTGCAATTGAGCATTCATTACTCTTAGGCGGTTCAGCCGGTAATGATTTGATCAGCACACCTTATAATGGTTTGGTTGCTCGTACAAATGCTAATGCTGTTTTAGACAACGGTTCATCTCCTGGCGTAGGTGGCGTAGCTACTGCTTCCAAATTACTTGATCTTCGTCAAGCAATGGGTAAGTATGGCCGTCGTCCTGGCGATGTAGTTTATATCATCGCACTTACTGCATACTACGATATGCTTGATGATCCTGACTTCCAAAATATCAATGAAGTTGGTGATCAGCGTGCTACCAAGATTACCGGAGAAATCGGAAACGTCTACGGTTCACCCGTAATCGTTTGTGACGAGTTTACAGGTGGACGTACTGATGGTAAGCATTGGGCCGTAGCCGTAAACGCTCGTAATTTTGTAGTTCCTGTATTGCGTGGAGCTACTGTTGAGACCGATTACGAAGTTGCCAATCAACGTCGTGTATTGGTTGCTACTCAACGTCGTGGCTTTGACTGCATCTTTGCAGACGATGCTACTAACGGTGATTATCAAACTGCTGTACATACTTGGTAACAAGTATGTTAGGGATGGGAGTCTTCGGACTCCCAAGCCTTTTTGGAAAATAAATGGCCGATTTAATTACATTAGATGACTATAAATTGTTGGAGGGTATAAACTCTACTCAGTTTGACGAAAAGTTTGAGAAGCTAATTACGAGTGTAAGTCAGCTTGTCCGTACTTATTGTAATTCTGAGTTTGATACTTATGCAACTTCACCAGGATATACGGAGTTATTTGATATTCAATGGGACACTTATACTGTTCAGCTTAAATATAGCCCTGTTATTAGTATAACAAATGTATATGAAAGATTGGGACAAGCTTCTGATTATGTTGAACTTTTTTCAAATGGAGCCGGCCCTTCACCAGAATATTCATGGTACTTAGATTCTGTTTCCGATTCTATTTTCAGAACAGAAGAAAGTGGTAAGTATAGAAATTGGCCTAAAGGAGTAGGTTCTGTAAAAGTTACTTATTTAGCAGGGTATGTCTCTGTACCCGTTGATTTAGAACTTGCGGTTGCTGATATTATAACTTACTACCATAAAGACGAGCAGAAAGAGAGACAAAGCATTGGTTCAGCAAGTAGAGAGGGAGCAGGAAGCTCTGCGATTCGTAATGATCCTGGATTTCCAGACCATATACGAAGAGTTCTAGATATGTATAGAGTATCATGAGCAAAAGATTTTTAGATAAGCTATTAAAAGAAACTATAAAAGAGCTAAAAAACCCAGCTAATGACCCGAAGAAAGGGTCGGGATTTAGAGAATTAGAATCAGACGTAAAAGTTCATAGAATAAGTGCCTCTGTAAATGGAGTAAAAAACCAGGTTTATATTCAGCTTCAAGAGCAAGGTATACCTGCAAAACAAATCAATCACCCTCAGATGAGAAATGTGATTGATACTTATGTTCCAAACTTTGTAGAAGCAATTTATAACTCGGCAAAGAAAAACTTTGATAAGAATCCTTCTTCTAGTAATACAAGAGTAAAAGGTAATAAAAGCGCTTGGAGCGTAACTATATTGGAAGGAGGTTATGGCTATAGTCTAGCAAGGAGAGAGGTTGGGCATTTATCTGTTTTTGAAACTATTAGAACCCTGTATTCTTCTCAAAAAAGTACATTAGTAAACAATATAAATAAAGTTCTGAGAGAAATAGCCACTTTATCCTCGGGTGAGTATAGTATAAATGGTAGAAACTTTTTAGATTTTGGTCATCGCGCCGGTTCAGCGGTTGTAGAACAGCAAAGCCAAAGAGCTAGAGATACTTTCCAATCTACAATTAGATACAGAAATGAAACTAGCGAAGATAAAATAACCGACAAAGATTTAAAAAATCTGGGTTTAAAAGTATTTTTTAGAAAGAAAGGAACTTTAGAAAAGGATACTGTAGAAATCGGTATAGAAGCGTCATCAATAAATAGAGGTAAAAAATCAGAGTTGGAATTAAAAGCTAATCTAATTGAACAATTAGAAAAGGCTATAGTAAAATTAAATAAAGCAAAAAGCTTTGCTGATAGAAAAGGCTCTGACACCAGAATAGAAATAGAAGCTAAAAAAGTTGTAAAAAGATTTGACCAGGGTATAAAAAGAGGTAAAAATGTAAAAGTAGTCAGTAGAAACTTTAAGCCTAAGCTATCTAACAGTACGTCGGTTAAAACAACTAAAAGAAAAGCTACAAAAGGCACCATAACTAAAGCGAAACTATCTTCTTTAGGAGTAAAAAAGGCAGCGTTAAAAAAAGGTTCTTCTAGTAGTAATATTTCTGTAATAGCTTTAATTAACCAAAAATTACCACAAACAGTTAAAAAAAATATGGGAGCGCCCGGATTAGAAAATAGGTCAGGGAAATTTGCGGCAAGCGTTAGAGCTACAGATATTACTACTACAGCAAAAGGATTTCCCAGTATCGGGTATTCTTATGACAAAAACCCTTATCAAATATTTGAACAAGGTGCAGGTAAGTTTCCCTGGGCTAATGCTGATAGAGACCCACGAAAGTTGATAGACACTTCTATTCGAGAGATAGCTGCGCAACTTTTAACAGGACGTTTCTACACTAGGAGAGTATAGTGGCTACGAGAGATTATAGTTCTAGGAGAATGGCCATTGTAAAAGCTATAGAGGATAAGTTAAAGTTAATTAACGGAAACTTTCCTTTTAGGACAAATTTATATAATAATGTTCTCCCTCGATTAAAGTTTTGGGACGAAGTAGAAGATTTTCCTGCAGTTCATGTATCTGCGGGATCGGAAACAAGACAGTATCAGGGTGGAGGATATAAAGACAGATTTCTAACTGTTACTCTTCGAGTATATGTTCAAGAAGAAAATGCTATTTTTGCTCTTGAAAAATTATTTGAAGATATAGAGACAGTTCTAGAAGATAACGCAGATCTTCCTTATATAGATCAAGATGGTAATACTCAACGTGTTCAGCAGATAACAATCTTGAGCTTGGATACGGATGAAGGAGCCCTCGAACCTTTAGCGGTTGGGGAAATTATCTGCGAAGTTCGATACTAACCTTATTAGGTTGAGATGAAAAGGCAACTTTTCTTCGGAGAAAAAAGATGGCATTACAATTTACAAGAAATGCAAACGTATATGTGCAGCTGGTAGATGGAGCCGGCTCCCATGTACAAGCTTGGAAACTTTCAGTCTTAGACGGGTTTTCATTCACACAATCAATTAACTCATCAGAAATTACCATTAATGAAGCAGGTTCAATCTCTCGTAGAGCAAGATTGCTTTTTAACGATAGTTTAGCACCTGTAGAATGGTCAATGAGTACTTACGCCCGTCCTATTACGGACACTAATATTACGCATTGTCCTGAAGAACCTCTTTGGGCTATGATGTTAGGCGCGGACGGTTATGCTACAAATCAATATACTAGTTCAGTATTGGCAGGAGTATCACCTTCTCCCGATACTGAAAATATAAATACTCCTGCTAATGGAACAAATACTTTTGACTTTTCAGCTTCAAATGTATCTTCATTTTCTGATCGTTGGAATATTTATTTCGGGTTTGAGGATACAGGAAATATTCAATTTTATAAACTAGACTCTGCTGTAGTAAATTCAGTAACTATGGATTTTGATATAGATGGTATTGCGACTCTTTCTTGGAGTGGCTTTGCAAAATCTTTATCTGATGAAGGTATTTCCGTTCCTACCGATTTGGCCTCCCCAATTACCACAGGATTAACGGATACTACTAACTTTATTCGTAATCGTATTTCTACAGTTTCTTTATCAAGAACAGATGTTTCTCCTGACGATGTGTATAATATTGTGTTGACGGGAGGCTCTTTTACTATTGAAAATAATGTCTCTTACTTAACTCCAGAAGAGCTAGGGATAGTAAATGCACCTCTAGCAAATATTACTGGTGCTCGCTCAATTTCCGGTTCTATGACTTGTTATCTTGACAATGATCAAGCTAACAGTAAATCAGGAGAACTTTTTGCTGATTTGGTGGCTGATGTAGACACAGTACGAAATGTTTTTACTCTTTCATTAAATGTAGGAGGAGAAACTGCTTCTACTCCTAGGGTGGCATTTGAGCTTCCAACAGCACATTTAGAAGTGCCAACAATTAACGTAGAAGATCTATTGACTCTTGAAATTAACTTCCATGGTCAAGTGAGTGGAGGTAATGTTGATCTTACTGACGAAGCAACAATCGTCTATAAATCGTAGTAACAAGAAAAAATAAATCTTGACAATTAGATAGTTGTTTTGTATAATTACTGAAGATTAGGGGAGAAATTTCTCCCCTTTTTCTTCATTTAGAAGGAGAAAATATAGGAGTATACCCTTGAGTTTCAATGTTTTAAGAGACGGAAGAGTTTGGATGGAATATCTTAACACTTTTTACCTTCTTCATACAAACAAAGAAGTTTCATTCTCCCAAACATTTCGCCAGCAGGACATAACAGTAAGAAATCTGCATAATAACTCAGATTTTTTTGAAAATTCCTCCATTGTAGAGGCAAATCCTGCTGATTTTAGTTTTTCTATATACTTAATAGAAAATGATAGTACGCCTCTACACCAACACAAGCCCTTAGATTTATTAACAGAGTATTCGACTGATAACAATTTAAACACGTTTAATCTATATTTTGTATATTCGGATTATAGTCCTGAAATTTACTATAAAATAGAGAAATGCGTATTTACTGGCGGATCTTTCAATATACCTAGAAATGGTATTATGACTGTCGGATTATCAGGACAAGGTACAAAACTCACTAGGAATACCGGTTCGGTTCCAGGATTAGTACAGTCACCTAACTATACTAGTTCTCCGAATTATGCTATTTCGAAGGAGTTCGATATTTGGGCGACAGGTACAGACGTCGCACAATTTAAACTGGATAATATCTTAGGAGCGTCTTTAGAGCTGCAAAATAATATAAGTTGGACAGCAAACAAAACTTTGCAGAAGTCTTTACAAGTTACTAATGCGAGTAATACTATATACCCAGAAAATTTTACTTTGGCTGATAGATCTCTCGCAGGAAGTATACGACAATATGTTAGCGACTCTCAATCACTATCTAAGAACAATATTCAGACTTGGGCTGAGAATACCTCAGTTATTATAAAAGCGGGTTTGGGCGGCTCTTTCGGCTATCAACTAGAAGTTGATTTGGACAACAGAGCTTCTTTTACGAATAGAGTGGCTTTTGGAGATTTATTCACTCAAAGCTATGATTTTCGTTGCATGTCAAATCCCGCAATTAGTTCAATTTTTACATATTAGGAGTATAGATGAAATTAAAAGATTTAATGGTGGACACTAAAGCCGCTTGGCTAGATTTTCCCGGTGCCCCAGGGTTTCAAGTAAAGGTTGCAAATCTTTCTAGGAAAGAATTAGTAGCTCTTAGAAAGCGTTGCATTTCTCAAAAATTTGATAGAAAGACTCGTCAGATGATAGAAGATTTAGATGAGGAAAAGTTTATAACTGAATTTACAAAAGCTACCGTAAAAGGCTGGTCAGGATTAAAGTTAAAATACTTAGAAGATTTAATTTTAGTTGATTTAAAAGATCAAGATTTAGAATTAGAATTAGAATATGACGAAGAACAAGCTCAAGTACTTGTTCAAAACTCTACAGAATTTGACAATTGGATAAACGAGGTGGTTTTTGACCTTGCCAACTTTCGTAGAGCAGGAGAGGGAGATTCTTTGGGCTAGACTAGAGGATTGGCAACAACATAATGCTGTGGGTATGACTAAGGATAAATACTTAGAATTGCAGCAGCAAATGGGGAGAGAGCCAGATCCAGAAAGATGTCCACCAGGAATCGAAGATTTTCCTGAAGTAGTAATTGATGCCTTATCGATTTTCAATTCGTTAGGGGATAGAGTATATCCTGAGATAGGGTATACTGGAAAAGATTACACTAATTTAAATTTTTTAATTAATGTTTACAAAATAGAAGATAAAGAATTACTTTACGATATTCTATTAAGACTCGATGCTCACGTTATTAAAAAGTCCCAAGAAGCTATAAAACGTGAATACGATAAATTAAAGAGAAATAAACGTGGCCGATAGCAGTGTAACTCTAGAAGTAATACTAGAAGGTAAAAACTTAAAAATAGTCCAAAAAGATGTGGACAAGGTTACTTCGTCTGTTAATAGAGCATCTAAATCCACTGAAAATTTATCTACTAAAAGTAATAACTACAATAAAGGTCAGAAAGGGGTTGCCCAAGCAACTTCCAACAGTACAAAAGCATTTTCTAAAATGCGTAGCGAGATCGGAGGAGGCTCTTCTGGTCTTGTCGCTGCTTACGCTACGCTCGCGGCAAACTTATTCGCTGCTACTGCCGCTTTTAATGCTCTTCGAGGAGCTTCAAAAGTAGAAGAGCTCTCAAAAAGCTTAGATGTTATAGGCACAAAAGCCGGTAGAAATCTCGGTATTTTAGCAGAAAGTTTAAGAGACGTTACTAATGCCGCAATTTCCACTGAGCAAGCATTAAGAACCGCAGCAATTGCTACAAGTGCAGGATTTTCGGATTCGCAACTTTTAAGTCTTACTAAAGTTGCAAAAGGAGCTTCAATCGCTCTAGGAAGGGACTTAGGTGACTCTTTAGATCGATTGGTCAGAGGTACTGCAAAACTTGAACCAGAAATTCTCGATGAATTAGGTATTTTTGTTCGTCTTGACGACGCTACACGAGAATATGCAAGAGCTTTAGGTAAGACTTCTGACGAGCTTACTGACTTTGAAAGAAGACAGGCTTTTCTTAATTCCGCAATTGAAAAAGGTGAAAAGAGATTTGGAGAGTTAGCTGAAGCCCTAGATACAAACCCTTATGATAAACTGTCAGCAGCTTTTAGAGACTTAGCTAAGAATTTGGTAACCGCTATAAATGGTACTATTACTCCTGTGATTGGTTATCTATCTCAAAATTTAACGGCTCTTGCAGGGGTTTCTCTTCTGGCTGGCAGCGGGGTTGCAAAAAATGTTGTTAGTGCTTTTGTACAGGGTGCAGAAGGTGCAGCAACTTTTGCTGGAAAGCTTTCCGACCAGAGAAAAGAACTTCTTCAAAATTTAGAAACTACTGATAAATTGCCAGCGGTTTACAAAAATGTAAGTTCAAAAATTAAAGAAGGAACCGCTTCCTTAGATGATTACAAAACGGCTTTTCGTAGCTTAGAAAAATCTACAAAAACACATCAGGGGCAGCTTGATGCAATGAAGGATGGAACTAAAAAGTTCAGCTTCACTGTAAAAGAAAAAGAAGAAAGATTACTAAATGTAAACACTACTTTAAAGAACTTAAGGACACAGTTGGTAGTTACTACCGCCGCTCAGGCTAATTTTACAAAGGCACAAGCTTTAGGGGCTATACAGGCAGGTTCTTATATTGCCGGAATAAAGCTTGCCTACGCGGCTGTAAAAGAATACGCAAGTGGACTTTGGGCAGCTGTCGCTGGAGCCGGTGCTCTTGCTACGGCTAACGCAGCCTTAAAAATAACCTTTTTTGCTATAGGAATAGCAGTTCAGACTGCTTTTGCAGCAGTTTTGAGTGCAATAGCTATAATAGGAATATTAATAGCTCTTGGCCCTCAGCTGAAAGATTGGATTGAGAGTACGTTTTTCCCAGAAAAAATAATTCAAAGAAGAAGAAAAGAAATAGTAGACTCTTTAAATATAATTCAAAAGACTTCAAGAGACTTTACAAAAAACTTCTTTAATGACCAACAGACAGCAGCAGATGCCGCAAAAAAAGCTTCTGGCCTAATACAGGAAAGTATTTCAGCAGTTGAAAAAGCCTCAAAACTAGATGCGGAAGCTCAAAAGAAAAGAGAAGAAGAATTATTTACTTTAAAAGAGAAGCAATTAGAACAACAAGAAGAACTAAAAAAATTCAAGAATCCAAATGCAATTGCCAATGCTAAAGGCGAGCTTGCTAAAACAAAAAAAGCTATAGAAGAACTTCAGAATACAAACATGAACGCATTGATCACAAATTCAAATGCTATTGAAGTTGCAAATAAAGCTGTAGAAAATTTTTATTCAGTTTTAGACTCTCGTGACCAGTTCAGTCTTTTGCCTCAAAGCTCGATAGAGCAAATAGATGAGGCGATCGCACTTCTTGAAACTGGGGGCCCGGATGCTGTTGAAAATTTTATAAATACTTTAACTAAGATAAAAGAACCTTTTGATAAAATTACTGCAGGTTTTGAATCTGTAACCGGAAAAATAAATGATTTTAAAGATGCTCAAGCCACCCTTTTAAAGAGAACAGCTACTCCTTATGACGATATTTTAGAAGCAGCTAAAGGAGTGCAGGCTGAGATAAAAGCAATAACTGATAACACTAGTGAGCTCGCAGAAGTTACTGGAGGCACAGTTATTGCTAGGGATATTTTAGAAAAAATAACAGACGCTGGATTCGAGTCCCAAGAGCAGCTTGATACTTATATTACTACCCTTGAAGAAGGTATAAAGAAATATATAGAATTTCCAGGACTGATTAAGCAACAAGAAACTGCCTTAAAAAGATTAAATAACTTTGCTAAAGAAGATGTAAATGTTCTTCAACAAAGTTTAGAGAAGCGAACGGAACTAAATAAGGTGAGGGAAAACGCTCTTATCAATGAAGAAAATTTAATAAAAGCTAATCAGAAAGAGGGGCAGGAAGGACAAGCCCAGGCAGCGCGGTTACTAGAAATAGAAAGAGAAAAAGCTGTTATAGCCGAAGAAGAACTTAAATCAAAATATGATGAGCAAACACTTGCAGTTGCTCGGGTAGAAGAACAACAAAAACTTTTGGATTTAAGTAAGAAAGTTACAGGAGAAACCATAGCCCAAGCAAAAGCGCAGATGGAAATAAGAAATATTGCTCGAGAAATAGAAAGACTTGAAGCTGGAGGTGGAGAGTATTCCGCTTCTGCAAAACTTGCTATTTTTTCTACTGAAAGGAAAGCTCGTGAAGACGTTCTTGCCCTAGAATATTCTATGAAAGTAGCAGGTATTGAGCTAGAGTACGATTTGATGGAAGCAAAATTCGAACTTCTAAAAAAGCAAGCGGAAGTAGAAGGGGTAAAATTAACTAATACCGAAAAGATTGAAAAATTAATGAAGGACGGACGAGCAGCCGCTTTAGCTAATGCAGAAACTCAAAATGAGCTTTCATTAAAGAGGTTAGAGCTTGAAGAGGCACAACTACAGAAACAAGTTCGTTCCGAAAGAAGCGCTTTTACAGAAAATTTGGGGGGTATAGGTTCAGGATTTGCCACTACCACTTCTATGACGTCAGATATTGAAAATTCTATAAAAACTGGTCAAGGTAATATAACCAAAATAAATGAAGGTAAAGGAACGGAACCAGAAAAGGAAGCAGCTATTGCTAGAGAAAGACTGGCTATGGCTGCTTCTGCTGCGGGGCCTTTTGTAGAACAGTTAAAAGCTCTTGGCCCTGAAGGAGCACTTGTTGCCGCTGTCACAGAAGGTTCTATGGTTATGGCCGATGCTTTTCTTCGTATTGGCGAAGCTGGCGATAATATGGGCGATAAACTATCTGCCATTGGCAATGTTATAGGAGCTATTGGAGGAATTGCCCAAGCTGCAGGACAAGCAAGAGTAGCGGCCATTGATAAAGAAATCGCGGCAGAGAAGAAACGTGATGGTAAGTCAAAAGAATCTTTAGCAAAACTTGCTCAGTTGGAAAAGAAAAAAGAAGGTATAGAAAGAAAGAATTTTGAGAGAAATAAGAAAATTCAAATGGCTCAAATTGTAATCAATACCGCTGCTGCATATATGAAAACTTTAGGAGAAACAGGATTTTTCGGAATTCCTTTAGGTGCAATTATCTTAGGGTTAGGAGCCGCTCAATTAGCTCTTGTTGCCGGACAGTCTTATGAAGGAGGAGGGTCTTCCGTAGGGGCGGGAAGTGCGCCAAGTCCTACAGTAGAATTAGGAAAAAGAAAATCATCTGTAGATCTTGCTAGCTCACAAAGCGCTTCTGGAGAACTTGCGTATTTTAGAGGGGAGCGAGGTATTGGAGGCCCAGAAAACTTTGTACCTACAGGTGCTATGATGGGTGCAAAGTATAGAAACGAAGGCGGCCCTACTGCGGGGTATATGGTTGGAGAGCAAGGACCGGAGTTATTTGTACCTTCTGTTCCTGGAACGATCGTTCCAAACGATGAAATAACCGCAACTTCTCAAAATGTAAATATTTCAATAAACGCAATAGATAGTAGAGGAATAG